CATGCGGTGCATATCTCATACCGTCAGCGCGGAATCGTTGCTCGCGGGACGAACATCAACAGCCTCGCGGATGCTTTTGCGGTGCTAACATCGTCCGCACAGCCGTCGAATCCGTTCACATATTCGGCGGACTTCACGTCGACGGCATACGCGTCGTCATTCGACGGAACTCCGAGAAGCGTCCGGCAATTCCTCGGCGGTATCGAGGGAAGCATCCTCGACGCTTACGGCGGCGAGTATGAGTTCGACAGATTTCGCGTCATTTTGCACCAAAGCAGAGGACAAGTCCGAGATTTTTCGATTCGTTACGGAGTAAATCTGCTCGACTATAAGGATGATACAGACTACTCCGAGACCTATACGTCTTGCGTACCGTATTGGCGCGGAAACGATAACGGTCAGGACATTACTGTCGTAGGAAGTCGCGTCGACCTTGGCGGAACTGCATACAACGGACAAAACATCTGCGCGTCTATTGATTTGTCGGATAAATTCGAGAACGCTCCGACGACGGCGGAACTGGAGACGCTCGCGCTTAATCTGATGCGGTCGAAGCAGACAAACATTCCCGCTCAGAACATAAGCGTCGACTTTGTGCGCCTTCAGGATATGGGTTTTGAGGGTTTGGGCAACCTTCTGCAATGTAATATTTGCGACTCGATAAGGGTCGAGTTCCCGCGCTACAACATGAGCGGGACATACAAGATAGTAAAGACCGTTTGGGACGTGCTCGCTGACAAGTACGACAGCATGGAACTCGGTCAACTGTCCACAACGCTCGCGGAGGCTTTGGGGATTCAGGCACAGACCGACACGCTCCAAAGCATCGACGACTTGACGGTCAACGACCTGAACGTCACAGGCGGCGCGTCTATCGCGGGTGCGCTTACTGTCGGCGGGTCAGTTGTTAGTGACTTTGTTGTAGAAGAAGGCACAAGCGGTATTTGGTCATATAGAAAATGGTCAAACGGCGACGCCGAATGTTGGGGAATGTTTATTAAAAGTGTCGCCGCAGGCGCGGCTGACTCGACAAGCATTTACCATTATCCGTTCACGTTTACAGCTTTACCAGTATCGCTTGTGAGCATCGCTTGTGGCGGTGCAGACTTATACAGGGGACACTTTGAACGGCAAGGGACAACAGCGGCTCAGGTGCGTGTCACGCTAATCAACAAGCATACAGCGGCTGTGAACTTTACTGCTTTTATCTACTCAAAAGGCAAGTGGAAATAGAAAGGCAACGAATGAAAATATTACTAATCAGCAGACACGGCGCGGGGGATAGATAAACATGGCGGTTTTATGTGGCTGGGCAAGCCAAAGCGAATATAAGAGCGTGACTGGCGTTGCCGGTGATCAGCCGGGATGGGAAGTTAAGACAGGCAATTGGTATTATTTCGGTCAAAATGTGGTTTTGAGGTTCAAAAGCAGAACTGAAGCGGCAAAGGCCGCACGGATCTGTGAAGCCCTTTGCAATAATAAGCATGTTGGATATGACCAAAACCAGCGCACAACGCTATTCAGCGAAATGCGCCGCGTTGGATGGGATCCGGCGAAAATCACAAAGAATTGTGAAACGGATTGCAGCGCAATGATTGCTGTTATTCTGAACGCAATTGGCATCCGTGTATCAAAAGACATTTACACGGGCAATATGGTCAAAGCGATCATGGACACGGGCAAGTTTTCCAAATTCATAGGTGCCACATACTGCAAACAAGATAAGTATTGCCGTTATGGCGATATTATCGTGAATGAATCCCGCCATGTGATAATGGCATTGCAAGACGGCGCAGGAACTAAAGAACTTGACAGAACAAAACCGGCGTCAACAACAACAAGCACAAAAACAGACCGAGTGAAGAAAGGCCAGCGCGGCTTAAACAGCATGCTTGGGGCTGAACTTGTGATTGATGGTTCCAGGGGAACGCAGACAAAAAAATGTGAGGTCATGGCGGTTCAGTATGGTGCCAACAAGCAGTTTAGAACGGTGCTTGCCGTTGACGGTTCATTTGGCAGGGCATCACGCAGCGCAATGGCGAACAAGTACATTGCAAAAGGTTCGCACGGCATGTATGTGCGCGCCATCCAATGCATTCTGTATACCCACGGGTATGACCCAAACGGCATTGACAGCAATTTTGGTGCTGGCATGGATAAATGCGTTCGAAATTATCAGAAAGACCACGGGCTGTCGGTTGATGGTTCGGTGGGGTATAAGACACTATTAAGTTTGATTGGGTGAAATAGATGACAGATACAATGATCGTGTCGGCCGTGGGGCTTATAGCCGCATTGATAGCCATTGTGGCACCGATAGTGAGACTAAACGCGAATATAGCCACACTTAATGCCACGCTTAATGAAATGCGGGCGAATTATGAAAGCCATGACAAAAGGATTGAACGCCATGGCGAACAGATTGACGAACTAAACGCCAAAGTGGCAGACCACGGCGCACGCATCACGGTGTTGGAAGAAAGAAAGGACAGACAATGAACAGATACAATTTTCGCGAATGGCTGCGTGCGGCCTTGATCAGATGCGCAAAGACATTCTGCCAAACGGCGCTTTCCATGCTGACAGTTGGACAGGCGGTAATTGATGTGAACTGGGTGAATGTTCTTTCCGTGTCGGCTGTTGCAGCTGTGATTTCCATTCTGACATCCGTTGTCGGATTGCCGGAAGTAGACGATGTCAAAATTTACGATACTACAACCAAATAAGCATGTTCGTTTACTCCATATAACGTGCATGGCACACAAGAAAGGCGGGGCGTAAAAACCCCGCTTTTTTTGTGCCTTTTTTCGGTGTGGCATAACTATACCAAATTGCGATAAAAACCCGTCAGAACGCAAAATAGGGCGTTCTATGGGCATCTATTTGTGATAGATATACACAAAGCATTCAATATCATTCGGTTCTACATACTTGTTGCCGTTCATGTGGTATGAGCAATCACCGCCGCGCACTTTTGCCGTGATGGCTTTCGCTTTACCGGCGCGGATGAACTTGCCTATTTCGATATTTTCCGCACGGGGAACATAACCGATGAAAACGCCATTAAGTTTTACCATGATCGCGTGCGGGTCATGTTCGTTTGTCGGTTCAAACTCAAGATTTACAGTAAGGTCAGTAGGGAACTTGTATTTGTACTGCGTTCCTGGTGCGTTTGTGTCAAACTTTGGGTTGAGCGTTCCAAGGCTTTCCAATTCGTCCTGATGCGCAAAGCATCCAGCAACATCAATTTTGATATACTTGGTGGCTTTGTCCAAAGCCCGCTGTTCCTTGAAGTCTGCGACCTTTTTAACTGGATCCGGCAGGGAATCGGTTATTTTTTCCTTTGCGGCCTGTTTCATTTCGTAAGATTTGGCTGCAAGTTGGCTTTTCAGTTTTTCTTTTTGCTTGTTGAACATGATAGAACCCCCACGATGCTATAAAAATGGTTGCCGATGAAATTATACCACAAAATGGGTTGATAACTATTACCGCTTTGTGTATAATCTTTGGTGTAAGGGTTACATGTAGGGTGTCGCATTAGGGCGGCGCCATATAAAAAATACGTTTCTATTCCTTAAATCATAATTTTTGGAATGTGCCGCAAACCGTTGTAAATGGCGGTGAGCGCAATTGAATAATGTATGTTAAACCCTTACAGAAAGTGAGGGTTTTTTAATATGAAGACAGACATTTACACGCAATATGAGGGCATACAAACCCAAGACCTACAAACCATGCTGGATGCAATGAACCGATCCATGCGGGAGCATTCAGACGGCAACCCAAAAGGGCGGTGGGAGATGATGAACGGCCAGTTCATCGGCGTTGTTGAATACAGCGTGACCGACACCGTACCAGAAACCGAACTGGAACGCATGGAACAGGAACACGGGCGTTACCAATGCATTGATTGCCCATTCATCGAAATGGACGGTGACAAACGCAAAAAGTGTTTCCCTTGCGTACAGAAATGGCAGACCCGCATTGATTCGCCATGCTGTGAATGGTTCTACCAGCAGCTTGAAGCGGGAACAATCAAGGTAGGTGAATAACCATGGTTAGCAAAGCCATTGCCACGTTGCTGTTGTCTGCGATGATCGCGGCATCGAATGTGCCAGCGGTGGAAGTAGAAGAACCGGCAATGGAATACGTTGGCAATTACAGGGTGACGGCGTTCAACTACTACGAAGGGAACGGCGAAAACTACCACACAGCCAGCGGGGCAACACCAACGCCGTATTACACGGTAGCCACAAACGATGAATTCCCATTCGGCACCGTCTTATACATTGACGGCATTGGTGAAGTAGAAGTGCAAGACCGTGGGAATTTTGCCGATGGTGTCATAGATCTGCACATAGGCTATGACAGCATGGAAAGTTTTGAAGACACAACACGAAGTGTGTATGTAGTGAGGTATTAAAAATGGCAATGTACATGTTTGGCTGCGTTATGTGCGCAATGTTCGCCATCTTTGGCGGTGTGGCACTTGTTGCCACGGCAGTTGTAGGCAAGTGGTGTGAAGCCAAGGGCATCACGCTGGATGATGGGGGCATGGACTATGAGAAAGAATGATGCAAAACAGATGGTGCTTGACCGCCTGACCATGAACAATTCAATTCCTATGAGGGCACGCCAGTTTGAAACCCTTACAGGCATCAAGCCGCGCGAACTGCGCTTGATTGTTCGTGACCTGCGCATGGACGGTGTGAAAGTGTGTTCCGGCGATCCTGGCTATTGGCTGTGGGATGGGCATGACGATTCATGGCACAGAACCAAAGCACGGATGCGCAGCGAACAGAAACGGTTAAACGAAGTATTGGCGGCCATGGATGGTCAGCCGTTAGAGGGTCAGTTATGTATGACAGTTACAACGAACTAAGGTTTGAACAATCATTGGCTGCCATGGACAAAAGACGGTACTGCGCAAAGTGCAACACGCTTGTAGAGTACACCGAACAGGATTGGGAAGACAAAGGCGAAAAAGGCTGGAAACAGTTTTGCAAGGTGTGCGGTACATGCGTGGGCATGCGGCATGACTTAAGCAATTTACCGCTGAAAGGCCATGCAGATCCGTATGCAGCCAGAGACAGTTATATAAGGCACCGCTATTACGATAAATGGCGGTAGAAAGGGGTTACAGATGAAAGCAGAAATCAGGGTACTTAATACCAAGTACGCAACATGGTCAACAGATCCGGCAGACATTGCCGTGGATGCAAACAACGTGGTCACGGTGCTTAAGGCAATTGAAGCGGCTGGCAATTATGGCGCGGTGATCACTTTTGACAAGGAAGAAAAGGGCGGTGATAAAGATGATTTTTAGACCGCTGAAAGCAGATGAAATAGAATGCCGCATTGGTTCGGTGGGCGCAAAGGGCTTCACGATTCTTCTTTACAAGGATGCCCGTTGCGATATGAACATCCTTGATGAAACCGTGGGTGAATTCAACTGGCAGCGTGACCACAAGGAAATCAAAGGCACCGTGTATTGCGGTGTGGGCATCAATGGCAGAGGGCAAAGCACACATGATGAATGGGTGTGGAAATGGGATGCTGGCGCAGAATCCTACACAGAAAAGGAAAAAGGCGAAGCGTCTGACAGTTTCAAAAGGGCTTGTGTCAATTGGGGCATTGGGCGTGAACTATATACCGCACCATTAATCTTTATAAGGGCAAAAACAGAGCCTGTGGGCAATGGTTACCGCTTAAGTGATAAAAGGGATGGTTACGGCTATAAAGTCGCGCAAATCGAATATGAGGGCGGCAGAATAAGCCATCTGGTTATCACCAAGAACGGCACACAGGTGTTCACATTCACCGCTGACAAATTCATGGAAGAATCGCAGAACACCATTGATGACAAAATGGCACAGATGGTTCTGACCATGGCAGAGAACGCGCAGAACAAAGAAGTGTTGAACGCTATGGGCATCAAGACAAAGCGCGACATTAAAGCCATGACCATGGAGCAATACAGCGAATTCATAAGGCGGTGCAATGAATGAGAATTGACCGTATATGGGCGATGCCTAACAAATGGACATTCACAATTCAGCCCATTGCAGACCTGTTGCGGGAAGAAGTCACAGGCGGGTTGTGGGTAGATCCGTTTGCGGGGGAAAACTCACCGGCAAATGTACGGAATGATTTAAACCCTAAACGCAATACAGAATACCACATGGATGCGCTTGAATTCCTAAAGATGTTCAAAGATGAATCCGTTGACGGTGTTCTATATGACCCGCCATATTCACCACGGCAAGTGAGGGAATGCTATGACGGAATAGGCATTGATATTCCGTTTGATGGGCGAACAAACTTTTGGAGCGATACAAAAGACGAAATAGCACGCATAACAAAGAATGGTGGAAAAGTCATTTGTTTTGGCTGGAACTCAATGGGTTGCGGGCTATCCCGTGGGTTCAAAATGGATCGTGTGTTGATTGTTCCGCATGGTGGCATGAGGAATGACACAATATGCACAGTTGAAACTAAACAAGTAGATGGATACCAGCAAAGTTTTTTATAAGGGGGCAGCAATGATTAGTGGGCTGGAAATGGTCAATGACCTGAACGCGCTGTCTGATGCTCTGACCGTGGCAATACATGACATGGCAAAGCACGGCAAAAGGTATGCCGAATGTGAAAAGGCGTACAAGGTGCGGTTGATGCAGGAAACATTAAAACTGCGTGATGCCGGTATGCCAGTAACCCTGATTGACAAGGTTGTCATGGGGATCTGTGCGGAAGAAAGATGCCAGCGCGACATAAACGAAGTGTTTTACAAGACAGCACAAGAAAACGTAAACGCAATCAAGCTGCGCATGCGTGTGCTGGATAATCAGATAGGCCGTGAGTGGGGGAACAATGAGAGAAGTTAGAACATTGCATGTGGACAACGGTGGCATTGATGAAGTGATGTACATATGGCATTGCGAACGGTGCGGCGAAGAAGTGCCGGAATGGTTCCCGCATTGGGTAGAAGATGACGGCGTGTATTGCCCTGAATGTGCGTTCATGATCGGCAAGGCAACAGAAGAAGAATATTTGCGGATGAATATGCCAGGGCGGTGGCGCGGATATAAAGCTGCCATTATTGACGGCAAACCAGCCATATATGAAAAGCGCATCAAATGGCCGTGGGAGAAAGCAAAAAAGGATTTGCGACATTCAACCGAATACACCAACTGGCGCACCGCAGTATTTGAAAGGGATGAATACACATGCAAAGCGTGCGGGCAAGTAGGCGGCAAACTGAATGCGCACCATATAAAGCCATATGCAAAATTCCCATCTTTACGGCTGAATGTAGATAACGGCGTGACATTGTGTGAAGCATGCCACAAAGAATTGCATAGAAAGGAGCGTTTAAACAATGGCATATGATGGCGGCTACATAATGTTGCATAGGCGCATCAAGCATTGGAAATGGTTCAAAGAACCGGCAACGGTGGTTGTGTGGCTGACCTTGCTTTTATCAGCCGAATGGCGGCAAGGCGCAACCTTGAAGCCAGGGCAAGTTGCATTGACACAACGGGAAATCATGGAACTTACAGGGCTTTCAAGGCAACAGATCCGCACAGCATTAAAGCATCTTGAAGCAACCAAGGAAATAACCGTAACTGCAACCAAAGGTTTAACCAGCCAAGCATCCTTGATAACCATTGAAAAATGGGAGCAGTACCAAACTGTTCCCACGATGGCAACCAAGGATGCAACCCAAGGTAAAACCGAAGATGCAACCTTTCTACCATTATATAAGAAAAATAAAGAAATTAAAGAAATAAAAGAAGAGACGGCGGGCACCGCCGCTTGTGAAGCGGTGCCGATGCCGCCGGAATTCAAAGCAAAGTTGGAAAGCATGTTCAATATGAGAAAGGACAACTAAAAAGGTGAAAAGTATGAGTAAGGGTTTTAAAGAAACAAAGAACCTAAAAAGAATCATGGAGTTGCTTGAAAAGGCAAACGGAAATGATGATGAAATCGTGGGGTTCATCTATGAAACAAAGGACTATTCCAAATTCAAAAGAATCAAAGGAAATAGGCAAGTAGACCACCCGCAGATCATTGTGGATTCCGTTAAAAAGCACGGTGTTTTAAATTGCCCAATCAATGTAAATGAGGAATTCGGCGTTGCGGATGGGCAAAACAGGGTTTTGGCACTTGAGCAGATGGGATTGCCCGTGCGTTACATCGTTTCCCCTGGAATCGGCATCAAAGAATGTCAGGTGATGAATAGCGGGCAGAAGAATTGGTCTGCCGATGATTTCGTTAATTCATACGCAGAGGGAGGGGACAGCAGATTCATTGCGCTAAAAGAAGCGCGGAAGAAACATAAATTATTAGGCTATGATTTATTGCTTTCAGTCGCGAATGGCGGGATCACATGTACCAACGCTAATGAACTTATTAAAAACAAAAAAGTTAATTACCACACGCCGACATACAAAGAAGAAACCATCTTAGAGTTTTTGGAAGATGTATATCCACATATTAAAAAGAGCGGAATGCATAGAGGAACATGCATGCGGGCGTTGGCATCGCTTGCGTGCCGTGGGTATATAGACCCAAACAAGATGCGGAGCCAGTTTGAAAAATACGCAACGGCGGAACGGTTCCAGTATGCAACACGCGACATTATTACAACGCTGCAAGAACTGTATAACCACAACAGAAAGAGCCAAGAATATTTCGCGGACGATTATAAAAAAGAAGCGCACGAGAAACGCAAAATGAATTTAAATAACAAGAAAGGAACAGACAATGAATAACTGGATATGGGGGGCAGACCCAAGGGTGTTCAAATTCGATATGGATTTAGAGAAAATTATTTCAGATTTAAAAATATGCTCTAATAACTTCGCGAACTACGAAAAATTCAAAGAAACAATGGATTTACTGGAAATGTGCGGTAGGCGGTGCCATGCGCTTGCCGTTGGGGTAGATTTTGAAATCTTGGGGAATGATAGAGCAGTTGAAAACTTTAAAGAAAGGATGAAACCATATTATGAATAGCGTGAACCTAATTGGCAGATTGACCCGTGACCCTGAATTAAGATACACGGCAAACAATTTCCCCGTGTGTACGTTCTCTGTGGCGATTGACCGCAGGGGCAAAGAGGAAAAGAAAACCAATTACATTCCTGTCAAGGTGCTTGGCAAGGCCGCCGAAAACTGCGGCAAGTATCTTGCCAAGGGCAGATTGGTTGGTGTCAGCGGCCAGATTGAAACAGATTCGTACACAGACAAAGAGGGCAACAAACGGTCAACATGGAACGTGCTTGCCAGCGGTGTTGAATTCCTGGAATGGGGCGAAAAGAACAACACGCAAAATATGCGTGCAGATGCAACAGCCGAAGCCGAAGCAGCACGGCAGAACATCAACCAAACGCTGGGCATCAATGCACGTTGGGATGATGTGCAAGATGATTTGCCGTTTTAGGGGGTGCAGCTGATGTTAGGGCAGTTAAACATGTATGGCATGGATAGAGTAGAACTTGCCATAGAAAGGCTAAAAGCATATGAACCGCCAGAGGGGTATTGGCTGGCGTTCAGCGGTGGCAAAGATTCCGTGGTAGTAAAAGCCCTGTGCGATATGGCGGGCGTGAAGTATGAAGCGCACTACCAAAACACAAGCGTAGACCCGCCGGAACTGGTGCAGTTTATCAAGACATTCGATGATGTGCAGATGGATTCCCCAAAAGACAAAGATGGAAACCGTTTGACAATGTGGAATCTGATACCAAAGGCGAAGATGCCGCCAACAAGAATTGCACGGTATTGCTGTGAGAAACTGAAAGAATCCAGCGGTGTTGGGCGTGTAACCATCACAGGCGTTCGGTGGGCAGAAAGCCCAAACCGCCGCAAGAATCAGGGCGGTCTGACAATCATGGGGAAAAACGCCCATAAGGATTTAGATGCGGCTGGAATGGATTATGTGCAAACGGATCGTGGGGGGGTGGTTCTGAATCTTGATAATGCAGATACCAGGAATGCTATGGAACTGTGTTACCGAACACGAAAAACACTAATCAATCCAATCATCGAATGGGAAGATGATGACGTATGGGAATTCATACACAAATACAACATTCCATATTGCAAGTTATATGACCAAGGCTACAAACGGTTAGGCTGTATAGGTTGCCCAATGTCAACGCATCAGGCACAGGAATTAGGGAAATACCCAAAATACAAACAAGCATACTTGCATGCATTTGAAAGGATGCTGGAAGAATTGAGAAAGGCAGACGGCAAGGAACCAATATGGGAAACAGCAGAGGATGTAATGAAATGGTGGTTGAGAGAATGAAGTGGAAACAATGCCCATATTGCGCAAGATGGTTCATAGCAAACGGGCGGCAGATCTATGACACGCCGAAATGCAGAAACAACTTTAATGCCAAATTGAACCGGCTGCGCAATGAAAGCAATTATCACTATGTATCAATTAAGGGGGTCATGTATGAGCGTAAAAATGACAGCGCAAGTTGACATCACGTTTGACGGAGCATTTGACAATTGCCACATTGGGTGTGATTCGTGTGATTTTATCACGAACACCCACACCAAATACAAGGATGGCAAAGCCACGGGCATGGAATTAAAAGTGGAGTGCCAGAACGCAGAGCAATGCAGACATCTTATGGAGCATCTGCAATTCATAACTGCACCGCGTATATACAACACGGGTGAAGACCTATGCGGCAAACTGTAGCGGTAAAAGGCGCGGTGTTCGATGGTGAATACCATCAAGAAGCCATAGAAGTATGGACAAACGGCGAAGTGGTGTCATTCAAATATGGTGACACCACATTGGCCGCACCGATAGAGCCAGTAAAGAAGTTGATAGCACAGGTAAGAAGAAATGGCAAAGCCGAAAAGTAAAAGCATATTGAGCAACGAACCATGCTGCTACATCTGCGGTAATGCTTATTACCCTGATGTACACCACATCTATGGCGGTGGCAACAGACCCGTGTCAGACACAAACGGCTTTTGGGTTTACGTTTGCAGACGGTGCCACACTTATGCAAACTATTCCATCCATAAAGACCCAAAACACAAATGGGATCTGGAATTAAAACAGCGTTGCCAGCAAGAATATGAAAAGACCCATACAAGGGATGAATTTATCAGAAAGATTGGGCGCAGTTATCTATGAGCAACAGACATCCAAAGAAAAGTAAATTATTGCCGTTTGAAAGGAAAATGGCCATTGGCCTTGTAGTTGGATATGACCAGATCCAAAAGGAACTGGATGACATGATACAGCAATCCGTAGTAATGGACGGACAGCCAAAAGGGAACATGACAGGTGACCCCACAGGCGCAGCTGTGTTGCGCAGAGAACGGAAACGCACAAAGATTGAAGCGGTGGACAAAGCATTGCTGACCATCCCGCCGGAATACCGTGACATTGTATTCAGATGGGTTAAGGCTGACAACAAAATGACATTGGTTGAGTGCGGCGGGGATAACGCGCACAGGAACACATATTCCAACTGGAAAGAAAGATTCCTGTACTGGGTGGCTGTCAACTACGGCATACACGAAGAATGGCGGTGATGGCGTGAGAAAGTATTTTCTGAAAGACCCATTACACCCAAAAGGTGGCATTACCATAGAATGCAAAGATGACCATGATTGCGTTTTCTGTGAACGGTGTACGGATGTGTTTTGGGACTAT